GGATTAGATATAGTTGAACAACCATTTTCTTCTACTACAAAAAGATCAAAAGCCGTGGCTAAAAACAATAGTGGTATTATATTATTACAAACATCCTTATCATTCACATCAACACCACAAGTTTTAATTGAAGAACTTAAACTAATAATCGACAAAAATAATTTAAGAGCTGACTAATTTAATATTTATAACAAATGAAACCATCAGAATTAAAAAATTTAATAAAAACAGCCATGAAAGAGGCAATCCAAGAAGAATTAAAAGATATTTTATTGGAGGCAGTACGTAGTAATAAACAACCGATTACTGAATCTTACCGAGTTAGTGATGATAGAACATTAAGTTTTAATACTAATGCTATTCCTCACCAACCAACTCCTTCACCAGTAAACGGTAGAAAAGCATATATGGATATATTAGGTGAAATGTCTCAACCATCCAAATCTGGTTTTGAAGGAGAATTTAAAGTACCAAGTAATATAGACCCGGTAAATGGAATATTACCTGATGGGCAACTTGGTTTAGATGCTATAATGAATTTAATTAAGAAATAGTGGCATTCGGAGCGAAAAAGATATTCCCAATTGATACAAGACCTGGAACGGCTGTAGGGGTTTCTATTCCTTTCAATTCACCATCTGTATTTTTTTCAACATTTACTACAAAGGATGCTATACGAAATAATTTACTAAATTTTTTTCTAACAAATAAAACAGAAAGATACTTAAACAATCAATTCGGGGCTGACTTAAGAGCATTTATATTTGAACAAATAACTTCAGACAATGTTAGTTTCTTAAAAGAAAATATCCAATCATTAATAAGTCAATATTTTCCTAATATAAAAGTAGAAAATTTAGAAATCTTAGAATATCCTGATAGTAATGAAATAAATGTACAATTAACATATAGTATAATTAATACTGGATTAACAGATCAAGTTCAAATAACATTCGCATAATGGCAGCAAATAAAAATATAAAATATATAAATAAAGATTTTAGTGAACTTAGAGCTAGTCTAATTGACTATACTAAAACTTACTTCCCAACCACATACAATGATTTTAGTCCTGCCTCACCGGGTATGATGTTTATGGAAATGTCAGCGTATGTAGGTGATGTTTTATCATTTTATTTAGATAATCAAGTACAAGAAAATTACTTACAATTTGCTAGACAATCAAATAATTTATTTGAATTAGCATATATGTTTGGTTATAAACCAAATGTAACAGGTATAGCGATTACTAATATAGATTTTTATCAAAAAGTACCATCTAAATTATCAGGTTCAACATATATTCCTGATTTTGACTACACTTTATTAGTTGGTGGAAATTCTAATATAACTACAGAAAATGGAATATCGTTTTTAATTAACGACCCTGTAGACTTCTCAGTATCTAGTTCTACGGATCCAACATCTATTTCAATTTATGAAATATCTAATAACAATCCAACATATTTTTTATTAAAGAAAACTCGTAAATCTATTTCATCTACAATTAATACTAAAACATTTTCATTTGGATCTCCTGTTAAATTTTCAACAGTTGAAATAAATACTCCAAATATAGTAGGAATATTAGATTGTGTTGATACTGAAGGAAATAAATGGTATGAAGTAGATTATTTAGGACAAGAAATGGTTTTTGATTCTATCAAGAATATAAATGTTAACGATCCTAATTTATCTCAATATAAGGGAGACGCTCCATATTTATTAAAATTAAAGAAAATTCAACGTAGATTTGCTTCTCGTTTTAAAAACTCAACCACACTACAAATCCAATTTGGCTCAGGAACAACATCTGATGCAGATGAAACTATAGTCCCTAATTTAGATAATGTGGGTATAGGTTTACCATTTGAACAAAATAAGTTAACAACAGCATATGCACCATCAAATTTCTTATTTACAGATACTTATGGTATCGCACCTTCAAATACAACTTTAACAATTAGATATTTAACAGGAGGTGGAGTTTCAGCTAATGTAACTTCAAATTCATTAACTAAACTAAATGGTACAGTAAATTTTATAAATACAAATTTAAATAGTACAACGGCTAATGATATTTTCGCTTCATTAGCAGTTACAAATCCAGAAGCAGCAAGTGGAGGAGGAGATGGAGATACAATAGAAGAAATTAGACAAAACTCATCTGCTAATTTTGCTAGTCAATTAAGAAATGTAACACAAGATGATTATTTAGTAAGAGCATTAAGTATGCCATCTAAATATGGAAACATAGCTAAAGCGTTTGCTCAACCAACTAGAGCACAAGACACATCATCTGGAGAATCAGTTGGTGTATTAGATTTATATGTTTTAACGGTTGATATTGATAGTAAATTAAATAATGCTTCATTAGCTTTAAAACAAAATTTATCTACTTATCTTTCTTTATATAGAATGATAAACGATTCTATTAATATTAAAGATGCTTTTGTAATTAATATTGGAGTTAATTTTGATATAATTATATTACCTAACTTTAATAGTAATGAAGTTTTAACTAGATGTATTACTGCATTACAATCATATTTTGCAATTAATAATTGGCAAATTAATCAACCTATTATATTAAGAGAACTTTATATTCTTTTAGATAAAATAGAAGGTGTCCAAACTGTTAAAACAATTGATATAAAAAATTTAACAGGAACAAATTTAGGCTATTCAGCTTATGCTTACGACGTCTCAGGAGCAACTAAAAATAATGTGGTTTACCCATCACTAGATCCTATGATTTTCGAAGTAAAATTTCCTAGTATAGATATTTTAGGAAGGGTCTCTAATCTTTAAGACAGAGTAAATAATATAAATAAAATTTTAAACTAATATGGCTGTTTATAAAATATTCCCAACACAAGATACAACATTATACTCCATCTATCCTGAAATGAATACTGGATTAGATGAAATTTTAGAAGCTTCTTTAGAAGTGGGGAACATAGGCACACCTGCTCCTCAAGCAAGTCGTTTTCTTATACAATTTGACTCAGATGAAGTAACAAATGTAATAGACAATAAAATTTCAGGTTCACAATGGCAATCAAATTTAAAATGCTTTGTTGCTAATGTTACAGCTTTGAATTCAACTACTACTGTAGAAGCATATGCTGTTTCTCAATCCTGGAATATGGGTACAGGTAGATTTGAATATGTCCCTCAAGTACAAAATGGAGCAAGTTGGGTTTGGAAAGATTCTCAAGGTGGAAATGCTTGGACTGATGGAACATTTAATATAGATACAACTGGATCTTATTCTTCATCAGTAGCTGTAGGTGGAGGTACTTGGTATACAACATACTCTGGTTCTCAAACATTTAATTATTATACAGATAAAGATATAAATATTGATACTACAAACATTGTATCTGAATGGTATAGTAGTTCAATAGACAATAATGGATTTATTGTTAAACAAAAAGACGAATTTATAGATAATGAAAATCTTCAACCTAAAATGAAGTATTTTTCTATTGATACACATACTATCTATCCTCCATGTTTGGAATTTAAATGGATAGATGCTACTTTTGATACTGGTTCATCCACTTTACCTACAATTAATACTCAACCATTTGTAGTTACTATAGGAGACAACTCAGGATATTTTTACCCTGAAAGCGTAAATAAATTTAGAGTATATTCAAGACCAGAATACCCAGCAAGAGTATTTGCAACCGCGTCTTATTTTACTCAAAATTCATATCTACCTACAGAATCTTATTATGCAATAAAAGATTTAGACACAGATGAATATGTAGTAGATTTTGATACAACTTATACTCAATTGAGTATAGATGATATTAGTAGTAATTTTACATTATATATGGGAGGTTTACAAACAGAAAGATATTATAAAATATTAATCCAAACCACAGTAAATGGAAGTGTAGTAATATTAGATAATAGTTATCATTTTAAAATAATTAATGGGTAATGGAAGAGTTAAATTTAAATAAAAAAGTATATGCCAAAAATCAATACGAAAAAGTTATTGACACTAACTTTACTCAATTAGCTACTTCCCCAACTATAGAAAATACTGTAATACCTCCATCTAATGATGTGTTAATATCAGAATTTTTTCAAAACTATAATGATCTATTTTTTAATATACCTAAACTTGGAGTTATAAATTCTCATGAGTATCTTATTAAAACAAGTATAGATTATATTGGATCAGATGTAATAAATAATGATATTCAAGCATTGATTGAAGAAATAAACCAATTACAACAACAAAACTTAGATTTAAATCAACAATTAGTAGACTCACAACTTCCTAAATAATGGATAAAATAGTTAATATTCAAAATATCAACCCAACTAATTTTCAATTACAAAGTTATTCATCAGCAGACGAATCTCTTATATTGAATACTACAACTAATATTACTTTTGATCCAACCCAAGATTATATAGAATATTTAATCTTAGATCTAAATAAAAATATATTATTTAGTAATACCGCTGGATATCCTAATTATAGAATTCAAGATACTGTTGTAAAAATAGATCCTCAAATCGATTTAGAAATACAGGGTTTCAATGAAGGTCAGTATTATACAATATATAATTTCTTTAAAAGAAAACTTTCTTCATCCCCAAATAGTACTTTATATATTCAAGATATAAGTACAGATAGAACTGAGTTAAGATTAAATACTACAGCGATATCTAATTTAGAATTAATAAATCTAACAAACGAATTTACAACAGAAATATCTTTATCACCATATCAATATGTTGATTTTTATTTAAATTTTGGAGATAATAAATTATTAATAGCTAATAATATAGCTTTAGATAATTCTATCCCAAATGATCCAACTGTTTTAATTAAATTATATGAACCATTACCTGTTGATTTTAACATTCAATCTCAATGTTGGGTTGTAGAACAAGTAGCGGAATCTAAAGCATACCAAATTGAATTAACTACTGTATTTAATTTTACTGAACAATTAAATTATATTGGTAGTCCAAATTTTAATTTAGATGTACAAGATCAAATTAACAATTCTACGGCATATGCTAATAAAACAACTTTAAGCCAAAACTCATCAGTAGTAGGTTCAGGTAGTTTATTATATCAAATTAATAGTATATTAGCAGACAAAGGAATAGAAATTAATGTAGACTACTCAGAGTATTCTAATTTTGTACATTTCTCGTCAGCACAAACTAGACTAGAAAATTTTTACTATAAATTAGCATTAATTGAAGAATACACTGTTAGTAGTAGTTTTTCAAATCCATCGTCTTCTATTTCATCTAACTCATTTACAACAGCTAGTCAAGCAATATGGGACAATAAAATAAATGATATAATAACTCATTTTGACGGATATGAATATTACTTATATTATACATCAGAAAGCCACGCTTGGCCTAAAACCAATTCAATAGCACCATATTTAAATTATTCAACTACTTCATCAACAGCAATAAATTGGTTTACATCCCAATCATACTCAGCTTCATATTTTGACTCAGAAAATAACAATGCTTTATTAAATGTTATACCTACATATTTAAGAGAAGATCCAAACAACGATCAATACTTTTTATTTGTTCAAATGATTGGACAACATTTTGATAACATATGGATATATTTAAAAGATATTACTAATAAATTTGATGCAGACAATAGATTAGATTATGGTATTTCAAAAGATATTATAGCACAAGCCATTAGAGATTTAGGTGTAAAAATTTATCAAAACAATTTTTCAACTGATGACTTATATGCTGCATTTTTAGGTATTACTCCTGACGGTGGTTATATGTTAAATACTAGTGGTGAATTAATTACTAATTATGTAACTGCTTCTGCTACAAGTTCATTAATACCTCTTAATGATATAAATGCTGAAACATATAAAAGAATTTATCATAACATTCCTTATTTACTTAAGAAAAAAGGTACTATAGAAGGTCTTAGAACATTAATTACATTATATGGTATCCCGGATACTATATTACGAATCAATGAATATGGAGGAAAAGACAAAAATAATAGTAACGATTGGGATTACTTTCAAAACCAATTTAACTATGAATTTTACTCTACAGGTTCGGGATATATTACTTTTGATGTAGTAGATAATTCATATTATGGATGGGCATATTATGAAGGAGATGTTTATGGTCCTGTTAGTATAAATCCTGAAGATTCTCTTTCATTCGAAGTAAGATTCAAAACAACAGGTATTCCTACAACGTCAAGTTTTAGTCAATCTTTAGCTTATATATCTCCAAGTTCTTCTTTAAATTTAGTTTTAGAATATACTGGTAGTGGATATGCTAGTGCATCATACGCTGGTTCAATACCAGATCTTTATAATCAATATGCAACTTTAAAATTAATTAACAATGTTACAAATACTTCAGCTAGTGTTTATTTACCTTTCTTCGATGGAGATTGGTGGTCAGTATTAGTTACAGTAGATTCTTCATCTGTTTATACAAATAGCTTATTTGCTAAAAATAAAATATATGATGGATATGATGGCTCACAAATAGGATTTCAAGCATCTAGTAGTTTTACAAGTTCACAACATTGGATTACAATAAGTGGAAGCAATAAATTTTATCTATCTTCTCCTACTAATAGAACAATAGCAGGAAAAACATATACTCCATTCTCAGGTTCATTTCAAGAATTAAGAATGTATAACATTGCTATAAGTGAAAGTGTTTTTGATGATTATGTAATGAATCCATATTCAATTGAAGGAAATCAATTAATGGGTTCTCAGTCGTCTTTAAATTCATTAATATTTAGAGCTCCATTAGGTAGTGTTTTAGATAACGACTCTTCTACAACCAGAATTTCATTACATCCATCCTATACAACATATCCTTCTACAGGATCATGGGCAGCATCAGGAAGTTTATATTATTTAAGTGGTTCGTATTCGTTTTTAACTAATAGAGAAACAATATATTTTGATCAATTCCCAGCGGGTGTAAAAAATGCTATTTCTGATAAAATAAAGATAGTAGATAATATTTTACCTGATGGAGATACTTTATCATCATTTATTTCTATTCAACAAAGTTTTCCTATAAGTGAAAGTTATACAAAAGATACAAATTACTTAGAAGTAGCTTTTTCACCACAAAATGAAATAAATGACGACATAATTGCTCAATTAGGATATTTTAATATAGGAGACTATATAGGCGATCCGAGACAATTAATTAATACTAACGCTACTCAATACCCTGATTTTAATAAAATACGAGATATGTATTTTTCTAAATATCAAGGGAGATATGATTTAAAAGATTATGTACGATTAATTAAATATTTTGATAACTCATTATTTAAATTAATTAAAGATTTCACTCCAGCTAGAACAAATTTGGCGTCGGGTGTTGTTATTAAACAACATTTACTAGAAAGAAATAGATACTCACCAGCTCAAACATCTTATGAATTTCATAATGAATTTTCAGCATCAGTAAAATCATTTCCATATGATTATGCAGAAGACAAACTTTATAAAGTTGAAGGAGATTCGGGTGGGGGATTTCCTACATTGGGGGAATCTAATTCTAGTAGTTTTTTATATCCTGGAGCCATAAACATTACACAAAGTTGGACATCTGAATTTGATGGTCCAAAAGGCCTTTCATATATTAGCCATAGTTATAAAGACGAATTTTATACTGGAGAATTAAAAGGAACAGAAATACCTGTAGCACTTAAAAGTTTATCAATTGGAGCTACATTATTTAACAATATATTCTTATCTAAACTAACCCCAGTATTATATAAAATTGATAATATACCTAATACTAATTTCTATAATTCAAATACTGCTCCTGAACAAGGTGAAGTATTAATATTCATAGATCAAATAATTTATTAAAAAATGGCAATTGGATACTATATAGCATCTGTTAAAATTTCTAAACAAAATGTTACTGGAGATGATATTTCATCAAATGTATCTGAATTATTGAAATTTACTCTCCAATACTCAGATATAGACCCCATAACTTTTGAAATTCTTTCTAAAGTAGAATACCCTACTTATTATCAATTACAAGTAAAATTCCAAGGATACGGAAATATAAATACATTAGCAGCGAGTATTAATAACTATACACGTGATTATACTCTTTCAGCAGAATTTAATGCTTCTCAAACATCTAGTATTTTAATATTTAATAGTGTTACTGCTGGTAATTCATTAGGATATTATAATTCGTTAAATGGAGAATATACATTGGGGTATACTCCTAACACCACATTATATACTACGGCTTCTGTTTTAATATATTCAACAGCAGGATCACCTGACGCTCAATTAATTTTTGCCAAACAACTAGCCCCCAGTACTTATCAAACAATTTTAAGTACACCCCCCACACTTATTACTCCATCATCTTTTGTAAATTTTGAATTGAGTGGTTCGTTTACTCCAATAAATGGAGAAATATATGTTACTTATGTAACTGACAGTACAACATCTGATTTAACATCTTCACTTGCTAATTTTTATATAAATCAATTAGAGCTAGCTGCTTTAGGAACTAGTGGCTCAGGAAATGATGTAGTATTATATTTAGCAGGAGACAATAACGAAAATCCATTATATGGAAATGCTGAATATATAGTTGATAACCCACACTATTCTAAAGTAGATTATGTAGAATATATTTTACCTGAAAAAGATTTTGAAATAATATTATCAGGTTTAGGTACTAAGTCTAATGTTAGTCAATATAATTACGAATTACTAAGATCTATATATCCTAGATATGTAGGTAGTAGAACTATTAGTCCGGGTTTTAACTTAAACACTCTTCCAGTAGGTGCTTTACCTTTAGCCACGTATGGTGGGGGTTTAGGTTTAAAACCTAATGTTGAAAGAACTACTCCATATTTTTTATATTTTACTAAAATTATATCAAATAACCCACTATATAAGATGACTACATCTCTTCAATTAAAATATATGATTGATGAAAATGGTGAAGTATATAGTTTAAGTACAAATGATAACACATATTATAACTTAATAGATGGATTTGAAACTGATAAAAGCGTTTACCTTAATTTATTTACTGGAAATTCTTCTTTCTTTAATACTCCTAAAACAATTTTACTCTCAGGGTTAACTTACAAACCAATATTATATAGTTTATCTTCGTCTGCAGGAGGTACAGCTACTTTTACAGATAAATTAGAATTTACAAACGCCAAAGGTACTGTACTTCCTAATGCCCCGGATTTTGCTCTTAATAAAGCAAATAAAGCAGGAGGAGGTGATAATAATAAAAATAGTATGCAGATTGGTAGCGCTGGAGTAACTTCTATTCAAACCAATTTTGGTCCTCTTGTGTTTTTAACTTCTTCTCAAGTAATCAATCCTTTTTATTTTGGGACTGGTTCTACAGCTGATTATCCTTATACTCCAGCCTTAGTAGGTTATGACTCTCAAAGTGGATGGATATCCAATCCAAGTGGTCCTCCATCACCTACACCTCCATTAGGATATGATTCTATATCTTACCCCAGATATAAATTTGAGGTACAACCCCAAACATCAGTAAATATAGATTTTTACATGTATATTCATAATGGAAATTATACATCACCTTACAATCCAAATCCTAATAATACTAGAATACAATTAAGTATATATCGTATAAGAGCAGGAAACCATGTAAGAATAGCAACTCAACCACATTATATTCAACCATATGCTACGGATAATATATATCGCTGTAAACTTGATGGTTATTATTTTAATAATCAAGATGAAATATACCCAGTTATAGAATGGCTTTCTGGTAATACAGTTTCTATATGTGATTATATAGTAAATTACGGAAATTACAATACTTGGTTTAATATAAAAACAAACGGTTTAGAAGCCCCAAGTGTAATTGAACCTTTTTGGACAACTGGATCGGCAAACGATACTGTATTAACTAGTTCATTAGCATTAGGAAATATATTAAATGGAGGTTATCAACAAGTAGATATTACATCATCCGGACTACCACCAATAGATACTGAAGCAGTAATCTACCCTGGAGATGAAATACGATTTGAATACGATGAATCTCTTGCTTATAAAGTAGTAGCTACTTCATCAACCATTATTCCTATACCAGGAATTACAGCATCCGCAACTTTAGATATTGCTCCTTTCTATGCTCAAACTGTAGCTATAGGATCAAGTTCGTTTGGTTTATTTGGAGGAACAAGTGAAATAACCTTTTCATTAGTTGGACCATTAACTAACAATACTGCATCATATGATTTAGATATGACTCCTTTCCATAACCAGACTGTAGCTATAGGATCAAGTTCATTTTCATTATATCAACTAGCACAACCTCCTATTAATATTGTATTAACAGGAAGTATTGGTGGTACAAATGATGCAACTCATATTTACGTTCGTTCTGGATCTTCAGTTACTGACTCAATATCTAGATTAGTATTAGCTATTAATAACAGTTCATCTATAGGTCCATACAATACATCAATAGGCGATATAAGTGCAAGTATTAATAGTCCATCATTGCGTGTACATGCTAAAACACAAGGTATAATAGGAAATAGTCACATTATAACATCAGGAAGCAATATATTTAACTTTGCAGGAGCAATTAATCGCACAAACGACTCAACTAATATCTTTGTACTATCAGGATCTAATAGCATTACATCAACAGCAGCAATAGTGGAAGCTATTAATTTTAGTTCATCTTTATACCCAGATATATCTGACATTAGTGCAAGTAGTACTACTTCTACTTTAAATATACATGCCAAAACAGCAGGTGTAGTAGGAAATTCTTATTTTATAGATTCTGGAAGTATTAATATTTATCTTACCGGTGGAGTTAATGGTGCACCTTCTAATTCTAATGTTGCTGTTTTATATTTAGATAGACCAATTCCTAACTCCCCATCACTTAATATTAATCACTTTGTGGTTAGAAGAAAAGTAAAAGATGTAAATAACGGGATAACATTAAATGTAAATGTACCATCATCTGAGGACACAGGATTTTTATTCCCCGAATTTCCAACAGATAAAATAAAAGAAAACTTACCAACCATAATTGCCAACCTTCAACAAAAAGGCTTAATTTAACAATATTTATCAATAAAACATAATAAAAAATGGGATATTTAAACAATTCAACTATAACAGTAGACGCCATACTAACAAAAAAAGGCCGTGAGCTTTTAGCTAAAGGTGACGGTACATTCAAAATTACTCAATTCTCATTAGCAGATGATGAAATAGATTATACATTATATAATCCAAACCACCCATCAGGTTCAGCTTACTATGGTCAAGCTATAGAAAATATGCCATTATTAGAAGCATTTCCTGACGAAACCCAAATTATGAAATATAAATTGGTAACTTTACCTAGAGGTACATCTAAAATGCCTATTCTAGATTTAGGTTATGCATCTATAGTAATAAAACAAGGTGCTGTATTAGCTATTACTCCTCAAACTTTAAATTATTTAGGTGGAAACCAAACATTTGAATCATCAGGATACACAGCTACTATATCAGATGTTAGATTATTTAGTTCATTCAATGGTGTTGGTATTCAAACCCCAACAGCCCAAAATTTAAATTCAACTGTTACTATAGGAACTAACGTATCTAAAACAGTTGTTGGTACTACTATAAACTTAACAGCAACTACAATTAATACTTTATTTGGAACAGCAACTGAATTGTATGCTTCCTTAACAATAATAGGTAGAGATAGTGGTGCTAGATTAACAATCCCAGTAACAGTTAAAAAAACTCAATAATAAATAGATATGTCATTTACTAGATTAGATCCACAGGATTTCTTAATATCAGCTGAATCAATAACCTCAGCTTTATGGTCAGGTTATAACCCAACGCTAACAGAATTTTTTACTGATTCTACTCAAATTGCTAGTAATGCAGGTAATTACTATATAAGTGTATATCAAACATCATCAACTGATACTAATGCTGAAATTCAATTCGATATAACTTATGGTGATATTTTAGGTAGTGGTAGTCAATTATATGATCCAAGTGTTCCTGAACTTTCCCCAACTAGAACCATTTATGGTCAATATAGAACATTAGTTTTAGGTAGTGAATTAGAATCATTTACGTTTGGTAATTTCACTTCTCCTAATTTTTATGCTATATCAATAGAAAGAAATAGATATAAAGAATCACTATTCCCCGGATCATTAACACTACAATTAACATCAGGAAGTAATTCTCTAACATTAACTGATGACTCTAGATATACAACATCTAATGTATTTAAAGACGCAGGACGTGTTTATAACTTAATTAGTGGTTCTGCAGGAACTATTAATTCATCAGTAAATGCTAATGGTTGGTCTAATGGTTCTGGTTCTTATGGGTGGTTCTTACCAGACATATCAACTATAATTTTAAATCCAGCTGCATTAGGATCTAGTGTTATTAATGGAGGAATTAATTTTATAACGTCCAGAACCAATAATTCAGACGGATTCAACCCAGAAGGACTATTCAATGCTATAGTAACTGGATCTCAATTTACTTTAAATTCACAAGAAACTTTAACATCAGATTTTATATTTGTTAGAGCTAGAAATGCAGAATATAACTATTCTGAAAATCCAAGCTTCATTTCAGGTAGTAATGGTACTGTTATATATAATGATTTTATAAATAACCCACAAACATTCCCTACTACTATAGGTTTATACAATGATGCTAATGAATTATTAGCAGTTGCTAAATTATCAAGACCTTTAAAGAAAGATTTTACAAAAGAAATGCTAGTGCGGGTTAAATTAGATTTCTAATGAATGACAGCATTTAAGCAATTTTTAGCTCAAGATATATTAGTTACTCCCTTCCCCGTAAATAAAAATTTTAAATTTACTGGAGAGGGAGAATTAACGTCTACCGATGTAGCAATAGATAGATTTATAGGTAAAAATATTAGTGGGCTTTTTAGCCCCATTACTGACCCAACTACTGGACAATTTAATACTGGTTCATATCAAAGATTAGTATACAATTCTATTAAAGAACTATACTACACTAATTTTCTTTCTTCAAGTAAAGGAGATATAGCTACGTTAACTATTACAGAAAATGGAGTTCAAATCCAAGCCAATAATCAACAACCAAGTTACGAAAATTATTTACAATCTACTTTAGTTCCATATAGATATTTTCCTACAGGTTCAGGAGATGAAATAGGTGTTATATCTATTCCTATGCCTTTGTTTGGAGAACAAATAAGGGCAAAAAGCTTTATATTAAATACTCCAAGCGGTAGTTTAGCAGATGATGGTGAGGGAAATGTATATTACTTTACTTCTCCATATGTAGATATAAATTATGTAAATTCAAATTACTTTGCTACCAATTTAGGAATAGTAGGCAATATAATTTATTCACATGGGATAGTAGCTCTTACTACACCTCAACTTTTAAATGTAGGAACTTCATCAATAGATATTTACAATACATTCATTTCGTCTTCTAATGTTACTATGTCATTTGCTAGTACATTTACTATATACGAAACTCAATATAAATGTAATATAAGAGAAAGCGAATTTACTTTTAGTTTAAATCCTTCTTTACTATCAGGTAGTACCAATGAAGTAGTATATGATTTTGCTACTGGTTCTGCTTTTTCTCCATACATAACAACTATAGGTTTATACAATAGTAATCAAGATTTACTAGCTGTAGGTAAATTATCACAACCTTTACCTTCATCTCCTACAACAGATATGAATATATTAATAAATTTAGATAGATAATGGTAAAGTTAGTAAACATATTAAAAGAAATAATCAAAGAAAATTTACCTAATAATGTATATCATTTTACTTTACCTAAATATTTAGTTAAAATTTTAGAAACTAATAAATTAAAAGCAGATCCTAAATTCAATCAAATATCATTTACAACAGATAAAGATCTATGGATATTTAGAGAATTTACAGATGAAGATCAAGAAGTTGGAGTAAGATTAACATTTAATAGTAATGATTTACCTGAGCTAAAACCATTCATATACACTGGCGCACCTGGAGAAAGCTATGATTATGAAAATGAATATACGTCAAATGTTGGAGATATACCTAATATTAAAAATAAAATAAAAGATATAACAGCTTTAGAATATTGGAGAGAATATTTACAATCTAATTTACCTGAAGAAGAATTTAATAAGATAAAATTTATATAAAAATTAATATATTAAATATGTGGTTACACAAAAATAAAGTTATAGAAAAAATTGAAGATTTTGGAGAAAATACCCCATTTGGTTTTATATACAAAATAAAAAATATAGAAACAGGTAAATTTTACATTGGTAAAAAACAATTAATGTCTACAACTAATGTTAAAATGGGTAAAAAAGAACTTGCTGAACAACCAATTCAACGTGGTAGAAAAGTAACTAAAAAACAAGTAATCAAAGAATCTAACTGGACAGAATATTGGGGTAGTAATAAATTTTTACTAGACGATATAAAGCAACTAGGAAAAGATAAATTTATAAGAGAAATCTTAATTATATGTCCTACTAAAAAAATACACACCTACTATGAACTAGCAACTCAATGTATATATGATGTGTTACGTGCTAACAGCTATAACGACAACATAGAAGGACGTTACTTTAGAAAAGATTTTGAATAAACACATATTTATAATATATAAATAACAATGGCAAAAACTCTCTCCCAAATAGGTGTAGAAACTAATTATCTAGTAAGAGCATGGCATGTGTCTCAAAGTATAGATGCTTTAACAGGAGCAGATGACTATGACATAACTATCTCTGGATCATTAACTACAACTGGATCACTATATTTTAATGGATTAGAAACTTCTTCCACTAATGACGTGTTAACATACGATTCAACAACTGGAGAAGTAACATATACACCAACTGCCGATTTAGTTGTAGGTACTGCTCTAACAGCATCATATGTCGATTTAGCAGCAGGTCCAAATATTATAATCAATCAAGTAGGAACGTCTTTTGAAATAAGTAGTTCAGCTGGTGGAGGATTTGTCACATATCCTGAATTCAACAATTTTACAAGTTCATATAATACTGGCTCATTCACTGGTTCATTCATCGGAAATTTATTAGGTACGGCATCTTATATTAATTTAGTAGCAGGTCCTAATATTACAATTAATCAAACTGGCAATGTGTTTGCAATAAGTAGTTCTGCTGGATCTATAAATACAGGTTCGTTTTTAGTAACTGCCTCAATAGCAAGCAATACAATTACTTTTACAAAAGGAGATAGTTCAACTTTTCCTATTGTTATATTAGGTGGAAATGGAGGTGGAGCTAGTAATAACTTAACAAATATAGTTCCAACAACAGCTACATACCAAATTCCATCAGGCAACTGCAGAATTATAATTGATGGAGATAGTTTATTAGGTTGGACTGATTATTATATTAAATTACCTACGTCTTCATATTCTGTAGGAGATGTTTTAGAAATAACAGGAAGAGGAACATGGATAGATCCAACAGGAGCAATTATCTATCGCATGTATATAACACAACCAGACACAAATCAACAAATACTTGATATAAATGGTGCTAGTTCTACATTAGGTTTAATTGGAAGTGCAAGTATATATCATAGAGATACTCTTAGACTAACATGTGTTGATTCAAGTAGCTATAATCAATGGATAGTATCTAGTTATAATGGTTATGATTTCCCTTTAATATTATATTAATGAATAAAATTCTTTCAAATACAGGAATATCATCAGGAAGTTTAATAGAAGCACACCATGTATCTCAAAGTATAGACGCATTAACTGGAGCTGATGGATACGATATTACTATTTCTGGTTCATTAACAGTAACTGGATCTGTATACTTCAATAGTATACCTTCTAATTCTGGATACAACAATGTTTTAACTATTGATTCAACAAAAATATTATACACTTCTTCTTTAGATATTACTGTTAATAATGCTCTAACAGCATCATATGTTAATTTAGTAGCGGGAGATGGTATTACAATTAATCAAGTGGGAACATCATTCGAAATTAGTAGCTCAGCAGTAACTGGTGTTACTCTTACTGATTTTAATAACTTTACAAGTTCATATAACACAGGTTCATTTACTGGTTCGTTTACTGGTTCACTAACAGGTACAGCATCATACATTAACTTATTAGAAGGTCCAAATATAGATATAAATCAAACAGGTAATGTATTTGCTATAAGTGGTTCTTCCTCAGTAAACACGGGTTCATTTTTAATAACAGCCTCAATATCGAGTAATATAATTACTTTTACAAAGGGAGATAATTCAACTTTTCCTATACCTCTCCCTGATCTATCAGCCCCAACTTCATCATTATTACTTAATCAATTTTATATTGATGGTCTTGATTCTAAATTCCAAATTCCATCAGGAAATTGTATTTTATATTATAATTCTACTGTTTATGTTACTCTTGCAAATTTAATAATTTATTTACCTACTTCTTCATTTTTTTTAGGAGATACTTTAGAATTCATTTTTAGATTTGCCCCGACTATTACTCGACCAGCCGCCAATATGAGAATAAGTCAAACATCTTCACAACAAATACTTTCAGATTCTTTTTTTCTATATAATAATGCGACATTTGCTTCTCCCCAAGCAGATACTACAGTAGGTTCAACAGGATATTTAGAATATTTAGGAATTGATGGTGATAGATACATATACGGAAATAGATTTACGTTAACTTGTGTTGAAACTAGTTCAATAGATACTAATTATGCAAGATGGATACTTTCTTATAACATTAGTGGTTATAATAACTATATTGGTGAGAGTTTTACCCCAGATCTTGATTTCATATTTCATTAGTAACTAGGCTTCCCAAAAATCCTTACTTATATTTAATCTATTATGGATACTACAGCTTTAGTATATTTGATAGATTCTGTCTTAGGTAAAGGTAAATCAACCTCTAAAGGCAACAGAGCATACACTTGCCCTGAATGTAAACACCACAAACCAAAACTTGAAATTAATTTGAATGAAAGTTCATCTCATTTTCAATCATATAATTGTTGGGCTTGTAGTTTTAAAGGTAAAAAATTAACTACACTATTTAAAAAAATAGAAGCAGATCAAGATAAAGTAGAACAACTGCGATTCTTAGTTAAATCAACGTCTAAAGATTATAATGAAATAGTTGTAAGTAAAAAAATTGCACTACCTAAAGAATTTATATCTTTATTAAACCCACCAAATAGTTTAACTGCAAAACATGCATTACATTATTTAAAAACACGAAATACTACTAAAGAAGATATTATTAAATACAACATAGGTTACTGTGAATTTGGTATATATGCTAATATGATTATCATACCATCATACGATGATAAAGGAAATCTCAATTACTTCATACCCAGAAACTTTAATAAAAACTCTCCAATCAAATATAAAAACCCAGATGTGTCAAGAGATATAATTGGGTTGGAACTTTTTATAAATTGGAATACACCTATCACTTTATGTGAAGGTATGTTTGATGCTATGGCTATTAAAAGAAATGTTATTCCATTATTAGGAAAAACAATTCAAAATAACTTAATGAAAAAAATCATTAATTCAACTGTACAAAAAATATATATTGCATTAGATAAAGACGCTATGAAACAAGCGTTAAATTTTTGTGAAGCTTTAATAAACGAAGGTAAAGAAGTTTACTTGGTAGATTTAGACGATAAAGACCCTAGCGATATGGGGTTCGTAAAATTTACTAAATTAATACAAAACACTGTACCATTAACATTCTCAAATTTACTTGAGAAAAAACTACAAATAATATGATAGAAAAAAATGTAAATGTCTTTAAGAAAAGCGTTAAACGCCTAGTAGAAGTAGACACTGAATCAAAACGAGTAAACATCTTAGACAATAGATACTACACCAGAAATGGTAAATACTATCCATCAGTCACCAGTATATTACAGTATATGCCTAAAGGTAAATTTTTTGAAAATTGGTTGAAAGATGTAGGACATAACTCAGATATTATAGTTAGAAAAGCAGCAGATGAAGGTACACAGGTACATGATGCTATCGAAAGATATCTTCAAGGTGAAAAAATATCATTACTTAATGAAGAAGGATATTCAAAATATTCGTTAGATGTTTGGAAAATGATTTTAAAATTTCATGAATTTTGGACAACACATAAACCAACTTTAATTGAAAGTGAAATACACCTATTTTCAGATATATATGATTACGCAGGTACTTGCGATTTAGTATTAGAAATAAAAGGTGAAAAATGGTTACTAGATATTAAAACATCAAATTCATTACATGCTAGTCAAGATTTTCAATTATCAGCATACGCTCAGGCATGGAACGAGTTATATGAAGAAAAAATTGATCGCATTGGTATATTATGGATGAAATCATCAAAACGTGGTGAAGATAAAAAAGGCGAAAAAATTCAAGGTAAAGGATGGGAAGTACATGAGCCAGAAAAATCGATTGAAGAAAATTTAAAAATATTTGGATATTTACACGAGTTATATAAATTAGAACATCCCACACCAACCCCGCAAAGTAATGATTTCCCCATAGAAATTCAAATTGAACCAATATCTTAATATATTTATAATGGATTTAAACTATGGTTTGGTTTCATTATATATTTAATACATGAGTAATATAAATTCTTTAACATCTAAACTTACGTCTTTTTTAATAGAAGATAAACAATTAAATGAAATGTCTCAATCGTCTCTTCAATCTATAGAAGATTTTGCTGATAAAGAAATGGCTCCATTAGATATAGAATTTACTTCACATTTTTTTAATAGATTAAATGACCCAAGAAATCTCAAACCCATTTCTCCTGCTGAACTTATAGGATTTTTTAAACGTTTAGCTCGTAAAAAAGATCAACTAATTGATTTTCTTAAAAAATATAAGGAAGTAGTAGCAACTGATAATAGGACAAATATCAACATTCCTTTAATTCAACAAGTTAACTCAGCTATTGCTAAAACCATAATGCGTAAAAAAGATTTTCAAACAACAAATCCCAAAATTCAATTTAATGAACAATGTGGGTGTGGTAGTCCATTACCAACAACATTGAAAGACGCAATGCTATCATTAACTACCTATATGATAGAAAATGATATGAATATATTACCATTACCGTCATTAAAACTAATAGACAACGATTCTAACAACGCTAATAATATATTTGGTCAAACAGCATATTATAATCCAAACGAGTGTTCAATAACGTTGTTTACATTAAATAGACATCCAAAAGATATATTGCGTTCATATGCTCATGAAATGATTCATCGTATTCAAGATAATGAAGGTAGATTAAAAAATATTAGTACTACTAACACAAATGAAGATGGTGAGTTACTTGATTTAGAAAAAGAGGCTTATTTAAATGGAAATATTACATTTAGAAATTGGGAAGACAGTTTAAAAAATCCTAAACCAGTAAATGAAATATACTTTTTAGATACAGAAAAATACAATCGCCCAAAAACCTTTATAGATAAATTATGTGAGTCTTTAAATGAAATTACTTTAAATCCAAGTAACGCTGTTGAAATATATGGTGATTTAACTAAAGGTAAATTTCAAGTAGGAGATATTACATATGAATATGATATTAAACAAGTATCAAATCCTTATAATGATGGAGGAAGATTTTTTAATATAATGTTCCATCCTGAAGATAATAAAACTTCTACTCCTCAAGAAGGGAAAGAAAATTACATTAAAATATTATCTACAATGTATAAAGTTATATTAGATTTTGCTGAAGAAGCAGAACCTGAATATATTGGGGTAGCATCATTAAATAACGGTAATAGTAAAAATTATCATATTGTATATGCAAATTTAACAGATAATAAATTTAATAGAATACCTGGGTATTTTAGAAAAGATGTAAATTTAGAATTTGATACTCCTCAAGGTAAAGGTAGATTTGTAGTATTAAAAAGAAAAGATGTATAAATTAAAGAATATATAATTATGAATTACAAATATAGATTAACAGAACAAGATGAAGAAACCGGTTTAAAAGGTTTAAGATCACAAAACGAATTAGTATTAACTGGTAAAGGTGAATTTGATGCTGATAAACTTCTTAATATATTAAATGATCCTAAATTTTTAGGAAGTGTTTTTGTTGATGAAAGTGTTGGATTAAAGGAATTAAAAATTAAAGTATTTGGAGATAAACCAAATGCTCCTACCACTCTTAAAACTAATATAAAAATTTATCAAGAAAATGGTAAAAATTTATATAATGAAATAGAAGAGAAAACCGGGAAAAAATTTAATAAAAAAGACGCAGTTATTAAAAAAGATAAAGAACAAAACATACAATTTATATTTCCAAAATATATCATGGATAATGTTAAATTAGTAGAAGAATATTACGAAAAAGAAAAAAGTAGTGATGAAAAATCAAAACAAACAGATATTGAACCTACAAAAACAGATGATTTTACTATAAAATTTCCTATAAATAATAGATCAACAGTTGAAAAAATATTAAATAATGCCAAATTAATATCTGGAGAAGATTATAAATTAAGTAAAGAAATGGCTGACGATAATTCATTACGTAATACTATTAAAGAAATTATTCGCAAAATACAAAAATAAGTTATGTCAGAAAACGTTTTAAAAAAAGATTTTAAAAAAGCAGATGTTCAACGCCTTCGTAACCTAATGACAGGTAAACATGGTGAAAAAACAACTACTAGTATAGGTTATACAAAGCAACAAGAATTCCATGTCGAAGGAGATGTATGGGAATCAGATGGTAGACAATGGACTATCAAAAATGGTATCAAACAAAATCTTACTAAATTAGATAAAGCAAAAAAGGAGATAACTCTCCCACTATTTTGTCCTTGTTGTTCTAATTTAATGAAAAATAAAAACGATAAATTATTCTACATCCAGTATAAAAGATGTTTTAACTGTCAAATTGACTTTGAAACAGAATTGCGTATATTAGGATTATGGGAAGAATATGAAAAGAATATTATTAACTCCGATTTAGATCATGTAATTAAAGACTACAGTGTTTGGATGGATGAAGTTATAAATGGCTCAAATGAAAGTTTCATTACTGAAGCTGGAGATATAGAAAAATGGGTTGGATCAACAAAGAAAAATTTATTAGAAAATAAGGAAGAAACAATTAAATATTTACAAACATTAAAAAAATAAAACAGAACCTGGAACTTATGAGCACTATAACATTAACTATTTTAACAGCATTTATGACGGCTATTCTAGGCCCAGTTATAGTAGAATGGATAAAATTAAAATTTATCACTAAAAAATCAGACATATTAGGAGAGTCTATTTATAATGATGAAAAGATAGATCATCAGCTTGAACTTATTATAGGTGAATTAAATTGCGATAGAATATGCATTGCTCAATTTCATAATGGGGGTGTGTTTTATCCAACAGGTAAATCAATTAAAAAATTTAGTATATTTTATGAGCAAACCACCGATAAAGCTACGTCAATAAAGGAAACATTCCAAAATATTCCTGTATCTTTATTTCCAAAAGTGTTTTCCTTATTATATAAAGATGGTGAGCTAAATATTCCTAGCTGTAAACATAATATTGCGGATTGTGGTTTATTTCAGGTTGATGGAAAAGATTATAAAACTAAATCAATGTATATGTTGGCAATATATGATTTAAATAATAATTTTATAGGTTCATTAACTATATCATATTATGAAAAAGAACATAAACTTTCATTAGACGAATGGACACTATTAAGACAAAAAGTAGGCGCAATAGGTACAATATTAACTGACTACTTGCATAAATAATAAAATATACAATATTTATAATAAAATACAACAATGATTAAACAATTTGAACATATGCAAAAATTGGCTTTTGGTAAAATACTTATCAAAGAGTCAATGATAAATGAAAAATTTACTAAAGATGCTTTAAAAGCTCATATTCGTGAAATAGTCTTAGACGAAGCTAAAAAGAAAAAAGACAAATCAGAAGACGTAGCCCCACAAGAAGACGTTGACATTGATATTGAATCCTCAGAAGAAACACCAATGGACGTAACACCCCCTGAAGCTAATCCTGAAGCTAATGCTGGTGGAGACATTGATCCAACAGTAAAATCTATACAGGATTCATTGCAAAAAGCGTTTGCTCAAGCTAAAACATTAGGTGACGAGAAATTAATGAACCAAATAGGTAATACTATTACAATGCTTGTACGCACTCAAGTATTGGGTCAACAAGGTATGCAATAAATAAATTAACAGTTATAAACCAATAAAAACAAAAACAAAATGAACAGTCAAGAACTATTTGAACAAATTAGTGGGTTGTATGAAACAGCAAAAACTAACAACGCAGAAACAACTAAAAAAGCAAAAGCAACAGCTCGTAAAGCATTAAGCGAAATGAAAAAAGTCATCGCTTCTTACAATAAAGCATCGGTTGCTGAAGCAAAAGCAAAATAATTATAAAGGGGAGGTTTACCTCCCCATTATTTAAAATTATAAAAATGGGTCCAATAGAAAAAGCATGTTTAGATGCTGAAAGTAGTAGAAAATCTAAATCGATTAATGAAAGTGAAAAAATATCACCTCGAATCCAGTCATTTTTAGATAAATGTACCAGAATAATCAATATTCTTAAAGATGATGATTTATTAGAAAAAGAAAGAACTAAACATTCAAAATGAGTAAACTAACAGATTTAGGTAAAAGATTAGATAATATAGATAATTATATTAGAAAAGATGTACCTAAAGATATTTGGATATTAAGAGCTATAATTCCTGAATTTATTAATGATATTAAAACTGAAGCAACCGAATTTGAAGAACAAAAAATGATTGAAATATTAAATGAATTAATAGATCAATATGAATTTAGATTTAATAAAACATTTGAAAATTTAAATGAATCAATAATAATACCAACATTAACATCAAAAGAAATATTATTTAAAAACCAACTTTATAATCAATATAAAAAGAATAAAAGAAAGTTCGTAAAAGATTATGGAGCAGATGCTGAAAAAGTTATGGTTGGAAGAGCAATTACATTAGCCAAGAAAATGACAGAAAAAGAAAATAAACAACGAATTAAAGAAATGATCCAAGCTGCCCTTACCAAAGGACCAGTTGAAGAAATCGATTCTGCATCGTTTGTACAAAACCAAAAACCGGCATCTAATATATCTATTGTAGATAAAGAAAAAAATCCTGAAGACGTAATTAAAGTTGATGTCCCATTATTGATTCGTTTATTAGAATATGCTAGAGAAGATGCTAAAACAGATATGGATTTACATGTTGTAGCCGAAAATTTAATTGAGTTATGTAAAGAAGGTAGAACATTAAATATGGATGACTATGAATCAATAGTTGCCTCAGACGAAGCCAAAAATGACTAAAGACGATTTAAGAACTAGAATTAAAAATATAGTTAAAAATGTATATTCAAAATCAGATAAATCTACAACTAAAGTAGATTTAGACTCTGCTACTCCGGTATCATTAGACACAGCTCGATTTCCAGTACTAGTAAAATTTCCTACACTACTTGATACTATTGTTAAATTATTAACAGATCAATATGATTTGTTTTTAAAAGACATTGAATGGGTAGCGCCACGCCCTACTACATTTCGTATTGTATTAGCAAATGATCAAGTATTTTATTTGATCTACACTGATAGAACATGGATTGGTAAAGTAGAAGGTAAAAAATATTACTTATTAAATATAAGTGAAGAACAAAATTGTGTTGAGTCTATAGCTAGAATATTAGCGTATGGAGTTAAAGTTGAAAAACTAATAGAATTACCACCAGCAGAAGCACCAGCACCGGAAACTCCTGAAACACCACCAACTGAAGAAACCCCAGTATAATTATGAATCGTATTAAACAACTTATTAAAGAAGTTTTATCTACTCCACCAAAAAAGGAATCATGTAATTGTGGTTGTCATTCTTGTGATAATGTAGGTAATAAGGGTCCGGTACTTAATGAAAATTTAGGTGCTCGTATAGTAATGACTGAAAACATGAAATATCATGTTAAAAATAAATTACCATTAATTGAAAATACATTTCGCTATAGTTCACAAGCTTTTTTAGATTTATGGGCTGAAGCACGTTATTTATATTCTCGTAATGTTATTCATTTAAATGAAGATGATAAATCAATTATATTAGAAACTAATTTGGGTGAATATGGGATGTATGGGGGTCAAAAAGTACCTTTAGATATGCCTTTATTAGAAAATGAAATTGGAACATCTAAAGATATTGACTATCCTATTCAATTTAAAGCTCTTAGTAACTTAACGGGTGTAGTTGGTGAAAAAATTCAACAATTAAAACAAGAAGAAAAAGATAGAGGTATAAATTTTACTGGAGATTTAGAATTATTAAGTAAAGAAGATAAAGCAATAGTTCAAAAAAGACTAAGAATGCTTAATTTACTTAAAGAATTAGATAAAATATTTTCATTTGAAAATAAAACTGTAAGTTACAATACTATAGTAAATACTTTAAAAAAATATGACGCTATCGATCTACTACCTTCAGTAGAAGCTGGATTAAATGAAGAAAACGAATTAGGTGGTGAAGAAGATATTGAATTATCATTTATGGATTCAACTACTCCAATAATAAAAGATTTATATAAAAAATATAAAGAAACAGGTAATGAAAAATATGCTGATATATATGATAAATTAGTACATGCTTCACCTCAAAAAAGGCAAGCACTTATAAATAAATACTTTCCTGAAAGATTAAATGAATCAGAAGACAAAAAGAATCCCCCATTAAATAAACCTAAGCGTGGTGGATCTAAGAAATTTTATGTATATGTTCGTGATCCAAAAACTAAAAATATTAAAAAAGTTAGTTTTGGAGATACAACAGGATTATCTGCTAAAATAAATAATCCAAAAGCACGTCAAGCGTTTGCAAAACGTCATGACTGTGCTAATAAAAAAGACAAAACAAAAGCATCTTATTGGAGTTGTCATCTTCCAAGATATGCTAAATTATTAGGTATAAAATCAAATTTTAGTGGATATTGGTAATGGAAAAACTTAGAAAATTAATTAAACAAGAAGTATTGAGAACTCTAAACGAAGACTCTGCATCTAAAGTATATAAAATTGAAGGATTATTAGTAACTAATAACGATATTAAATATCAAAACCAATTACTTTCAGATATTAGATCAGTAACAGGTGTTACAACTATAGATGCTCAAGAATATACTCCTCGTATACGTAAAGAAAATTATTCATACAATAAGTTATCTGTTAAAATTGATCCATATCCATACTTAAAAAATGATGGAAAATTTGATATTGATACTATTAAACAAGTTATTACAAACATCGGAAATATCAAAGGAGTAATAAAATTTAAAGTAGACAATCCACAAATGATTAATGTTGGTTTATAATGGAAAAAGAATTTAATATAACTGAGTGGATACTTAAAAGTAAGTTAAACGAAGAACAAGAAGAAGAGTATCCTTCATATATGTACTCTCCAGTTGGTTTTAGCTGTAAAGTATGTAAATTTGTTGCATTCAACAAAGATGAAGATAGATGGGTATGTAGTAATAAAAACTACCAAGAATATATGGGTACTCATTATTTAGTAGATAATAATAAAGAACCAATAAAAGATCCTTCAAAATGGTGTTCTAATTGGTTTATGCCTAAAGGAGAATGATCCCATACACAGACATAGAAATTACAGACAAATATATCATTCGTGAATTTAACGAAAATATAGACCCAATTGAACTTATGTGGCATCGTGATGATGAACATCGTACATTAGAAATATTAGGTAAAACAGATTGGAAAGTACAACTTGAAAATCAATTACCAACCTCACTAAATGAATCAATACATATACCAAAACATGAATGGCATCGTGTAATCAAAGGAACAGGTACGCTTAAATTAAAAATATATAAATATTAATATAACTTGGATTACACAAAATAATTTAGTATATTAATCAAAAAAACTTAACGTTATGAATAAATCTAAAAGATTATTTTTTGATATCGAAACTAGTCCAAACATAGGAATGTTTTGGACAGCTGGATATAAATTGAATATTGGTCATGATAATATTATTAAAGAAAGAGCAATCATATGTATTTGCTACAAGTGGGAAGGTGATGAAAAGATCTATTCTTTAACTTGGGATAATGATCAAAACGATAAAAAAATGTTAGAAAAATTTGTGTTAATAGCTAACGAAGCAGATGAATTAGTAGGACACAATGGAGATAAATATGATTTAGCATGGATTAAAACCCGTTGCTTATTTCATGGTATTCCAATGTTTCCAAAATATATAACTATAGATACATTAAAACAAGCTCGTGCGCATTTTAGATTTAATAGTAACAAGTTAGATTATATAGGTAAGTTTTTAGGATTAGGTGAAAAAATTCATACTGGTTTTGACTTATGGAAAAACATTGTTTTAAATAAAGACAAACAAGCCTTAGAAGATATGGTTACATATTGTAAGGGTGACGTTGATTTATTGGAAAAAATATATAATAAAATGTCTTCATATTTTCCTCATAAAACACATCTTGGTGTTTCAATAGGAGAAGATAAATCATCATGTCCTCATTGTGCATCAACAAATATGGCTTATAGTAGAAAACGTATATCTGCATTAGGAACATTCAGAATTCAATTACAATGTAAAGATTGTGGAAAATATCATACTGTGTCTAATAGAGTATATGAAACAATGATAGCGAAACAATTCGAAGAAAATAATAACATTTAATTTCTTTAATATATTTATAATAAAATAAAAAATGAATAAATTAAGACAACTTATACGCGAATCAATTGGTAACTACATTAGTGAAATTAATGAAGCAGGAGATATTTCAGCTTGTGAAGCGAAAATAAATAAAACTAATGAAGCTATTGAACTTCGTGAAAAAAAGATGAACATGGAAGGCATCGATGAAGCTTACCATGATTTACTTGATAAAACCAAAATGAAAGAACTTGGTGGTGAAGTTAAAGCATTGAAAAAAAGTTTAGTAAAATTAGAAAAACAACTTGAAAAATTAAAATCGAAAGGTAATAAAAAAGAAAAAGTAGAAGATACTGAAGAAAAAGAAATCGTTGATGAAGTTGTTATTGATGAAATGGATTCTGAATCTGATTCACAATTAGAGGAAACAGACGACATGGGTATCTACGAAATGCTCCATATGCAAAAAATGGCAGGTATCATCTCAGAATCTGAATATGTTTCTAAAATTAACGAAGCTAAAAAGAAAAAAGCATCTGCGGATATGACTAAAAAAGCTAAATCAGCAGTAGTTACAAAAGCACGTGCTGGTAAAGATATTGATAAAAAAAGCTAAATCATAAATAATGATTAAACTTATTGATATATTAAATGAATTAAAACTTGATAAACACTATCTTGATAGAAAAACAGACCGAGTTATTAATATTAGAAAAGTCATTGTTCCTAATGAAGCATTGGGTGATTTTACATTAGCTGAAATTCAAGAGCCTTTAATAAATGCTATTAGAAGTAAATTATTACTTAAGCTTAAAAAATTAGAAAAAGATGATTTACCTAGATCTACAGGTAGATTTATTGGATATAAAATTTTTACTCCATTTGTAACAGCTAATGGAAAACGATACCCCATAAATATCATAACTGATGAAGGATCAGGAACATATTACTATTTAGTAATTAAAGATAATGTAGCATATACTATAATTGTATCTACTGAGGAAGATTTGTATTTTAAAATAAAAGATCATATGGAGAGAAAACACCCAGATGATGTTAAGAAAAAAACACCTGTTGAAGTAATGTCATATGAGGGTGGAGTAGAATTATTTTATCTACCTGAATTAATGGGTACTATACAAAAACAGGAAAAAGTACTTGAAAAAGATTTACCATATTCTGTTAGAACTGATTATAGGATAGGAGCAAATTTCGACCATAAAGATTATGGTACTGGCAAAATAGTAGCAACATCAACTGGAAACGCAGGTAAAGCTGATTCAAGAGGAATGTTGGCGTGGGTAGAAATAGATTTTGGTAAACCTTATTTGTCCGGAGGCAAATTACAGAAGACAAGAAAAATCGCTAATGTATATGCCAAGCCATATTTTGATCAGGAATCAAATTTTGATGTAGTAAATGAAGATAGAGAAATTAAAAGTATTGAACATTATCAACAGCTTTTAAAAAATACTAGAGTTTCACCTTCAACATATAAACTTTTTCAAAACGTTATAGACTTAGTTAAAAAACAAGATGGAAAAGCTACTGAGAAACAGTGGGATATATTACAAAGAATAAAAACTGGAATTTTTAAACCATCAACTAAAAATTAATAGTGATAAAACTTATCAATATATTAAGATCTATTCTTAAAGAAGAAGAAGAACCACAACCAGATCCATTTTTAGGAGCTCCTGAGGAACCAGCACCTACACCTGAAGAACCTATGGGTATTATTACCCCAGATGTAGCCAAGAAACTTATTTTTGATACTAAAGGTATGTTTTTTACTGTTGTTTTTATTAAAAAAGACGGTACAACTCGTACAATGAATGCTCGATTAAATGTTAGAAAGTATTTAAAGGGAGGAGAATTAACATATAATCCATATGAAATGGGGTATATTCCTGTTTATGATATGGGTGCTAAAGGATATAGAATGGTTAACACTAATACTGTTAAATCATTAAAAATAGGAAAGAAAACATATACACTTCCTGGCGCTATAGCTGAAAGTAAAGAAGATCATGAATTAGTATGTGAAGCATATTAATAAATAAAAATTTAAAGAACACATTCATTGCGTGTTCGAATATAACAAAGTTAAAAGAGTAGTGGCCTGATCTTATTTCAAGATCGGGCCTCTTTAATTAGGCTTACTTAATCAAATAATGTATATTTATAATATGGATAAAAAAATAGTAATCATAGGGGCAGGAGTAGCTGGTATAAATGCTGCTACTAAATTAGTAGATAATGGGTACCCAGGAGAATTAATTACAATTATTGATAAAGGAAACGATCCACACAATCGTTTACCTGAAGAAGTAATGACAGGTATGCTCGGAGCTGGAGGATGGAGTGATGGTAAATTAACTTACCACACTGAAATTGGAGGACAATTAAAAAAGTATTGTGGTGAAGAAAAAGCAATGTCTTTAATGAAACAAGTAGTAGATAACTTTACTCGTTTTCACCCTAAACCAGAAGAAATATCTTTATCTAACCCAATTGAAGAACCAGAATTTATTAAACCGCATTTCGGATTACGTTTATTTCCAGTATGGCATATTGGTAGTAACTACTTACATGAGATCGCTAAAGCATGGTATCAATATTTAACGGATAAAGGTGTTGAGTTTATTTGGAATACTGAGGTAGATCATATTAATTTTGATTTAAAACATGTTCATTTATCCGAACCCGCCCCTTTTATGTTAGATGGAGATGAAACTACTAGAGCATCTTGGGGAATTAAATATGACGAATTAATATTTGCAGTAGGTAAATCAGGTATTGACTTTGCTCAAAAATTAGCAGATGACTATAAATTACCTAATGAACCCAAATCAGTGCAAATAGGTGTTCGATTTGAAGCACCACAAAAATACTTCCAAAAATTAATCGATGTATCTTATGATTTCAAACTTTATCAGAAATTTGATAATATTTCTTTACGTAGCTTTTGTACTAACAATAACGCTGCTTATGTGGCTGTTGAAGAAACTTACGGTGATGTTAGTTACAATGGTCACGCCAAAAAAGGAGAACAATTCAGGCCATC